TCTCAACTCATTATATAAAATCCAGATATGGTCTATGTCCCCCGATCCCGAAAACCCAGAGCCCCTAAACGACGAATGTATAGAAAGCGTCGTGGTCTGGGTGTTAAATCTGTTAAGACAATTGCTCGCTCTGTAATGGACTCACGTCTCGAGCGCAAGAAGTCCGAGTTTTTCGTTTCTAACTACCCATTAACTCCATACAACGGTGGAGATTATAACTTGGGTGTAAACACTGTCTCAATGCTTTGTCTAAGCCCAAACAACATTGGCGGAACTTATCCGGTAGCCGATCTCGATATCGCTCAAGGCACAGCCTCCAATGAACGTGTAGGACAAAACATTACAGTCAAGAAAGGAGATATCAGACTTTATTTCGTCCCAAATGGGTATAATGCTACATATAACTATGAACCACAGCCAATGATACTGCAAGTATTTATTGGTTATGACCGGACTACAGGCAACGGTCAACCAAGTGCAGCTTTACCTAACTTTTTTATGACAGATGGTGGGGCTACTGCACCCACTGGTCAAGCAATTGACACATTCAAAAAAATTAATCGTTCACGTTATGCCGTTTTCAATCGAAGGACCTATAAAATAGGAAACGCCGAATATTTTGGAACGGCCAATGCTCCAACTCAGCAGTATTATACCAATAACGATTTTAAGTATAACATCAAAACGAGTTTTGATTATACGAAACATCTAATAAAGACTGTAAAATATCCCAGAGGAGGTACCGATAACACTCCAAACACACGCCAATTATGGATGTGGTGGATGATAGTTCCTGCGAACGGTCTCGGTACAAACTCATCAAGAAATATAACTATTAACGCAGAATGTTGCGTTCAATATACAGATGCATAATCTTCTTAGCCAATGGCGGAGCCCAGCCGTATGACGGCGCTTGAGTCATAAAGAGCCCCATAGGGGATCCTTGTACCACCGGTCCATTAAATTTGGCTAAACCGAAGAAGATGATAGACACGATAGACACGCTTTCAAGCGTGGCTATCATAGGTTGGTTTTTAACATTTTTTTAAAAATCAACACCTTATTGTTAATTCTACAATTTCGAACCGTCGATATAATTGTTTCATAGAATCTTTTTCATTTCTCCTCCAAAAAATATCAGCCGGATGAATGCTACTGGTGACTACGATCTTTTTAGAAATAAACGGACACGGTTCACGACTTCTCCTTGACACTGTCATAGGCCATTTGTCGCATAATTCTAAAAAATAATCATACGTAAAAACATCGTTTGCACGAAACTCGTTTATAATTACAGTTTCCTGTCCTTTATAACCGTCCCACCAGCCTTTATCTCGGTGATTAAGAACATAATGCGTATCGGGATGGAAATCCCCGTAAGCGTGATGTGATTTTCCTATATCAGTTCGCCCCCAGTACCAAATGCCTTTCGTCATCTCTGTTCTATATTTACGACGTAAGGCAATATCTTCTAATCGGTTGAGTGTTCGACCGTATTGATGATACAGAATAGGATTTGATTCGCAGATTTCGTCCACATCTGTCCCATTCATTATAGAATCACGGACTTGGTCCAAGTCTTGTCTTAATCCTTGTTCTGGTTTTTTACCATACTCTTTGAAGTCAGGGTTGAAAGGCTTCTTCTTCTCATCTTTTTCCCACGGACCCTGAATGTAATTTATCTGCTCTTCCAGAGAGCCACCAGCTATTCTACAGTTAAATTTCTCGCCACCAAAAGTATTTTGTAAAACTCTGTATGATATATTGTTTCTCATATAAACAAAACATTGCCAATGCGGTCGCATTGTTTCAGGGCAAATTTCGGGAGCCCAAATTAGCCAACGAACTGAATCTATGTCAGTGCACTTTTTTAGTGGGTCTTTATCCATTCTGAAACTGGTAAAGCACCACTTCCTGGATCGGCCTTTAGGCGGGCCTGTTTGCTCGGAGGTCTTAGTATTACCCTCCGAGCACTTACGCTCACTTTTAGGAGAAAAGAAATTTTTGACGGATTCCATTATAAAATAATGGGATAGATTTTTCCTAAAGATCTATCGAAAATCCTGTCGAAATATTTATAATTTACCAAAAAAAGAATATAAAAGAGAGTTATTTAGGCATTTTGCGTCAATTGTCTTTATATTCTTTTCTCAACTCATTATATAAAATCCAGATATGGTCTATGTCCCCCGATCCCGAAAACCCAGAGCCCCTAAACGACGAATGTATAGAAAGCGTCGTGGTCTGGGTGTTAAATCTGTTAAGACAA